ACTAATAATATCTATAAAACGTGGTAGTCCCTCTCCTAAAACCCATAAACCTACAGGCTTTAAGAAGTATTCGTAAAAGTCTATTAAACCCTGAGCAACAAACTCTTTTAAAGGTTGTAAAGCTTCGTTTAGTCTTTGCAATGCTTCTATTGTAGGTCTTAATAGCTCTATTAAGTCCTCTAAAAACTTCTTTATTTTTGAGTCGTCTTCATCTTCTAGGGCATCATCAAAGCTAACTTTAGGAAGTGTAATTCCACCGCCACCACCAGCGCCAGAACCTCCGCCACCTCCTCCGCCTCCGCCTCCACCAGAGCCTCCGCCAGCTCCTGAGTCGGATTTGTCTTTGCTTAGTAGGTTAATTTCATCAAAGCCCATTAATCCTAATAGTTCTTTTTTAAGTGCCTTAGCTTGTTTACCTGCTCCGCCTAAGCCTTTACCAAGTTTACCTGCTCCATTATTCGCCTTATCAAGTCCACCTCCTACACCTTTGACATCGTTAGCCATTGAGGACATAGGACTTGCGCTTGCTTTTTTACCAAAAAGTAGTTGCATAAATACAGCTAATGCTCCAGTTGCTTTATTTACAACACTAGCAAAAGCAGATAAAGCTGGCATAATTGCGCTTATAACTGGTAAGAAAGCATTACCTATATTAAGTGCTGCATTCTTCAATAGAGCCACAAAATAAGCTATACTCGTTGTTGGTCCTTGCATTAAATTATTACCAAATTTCGTGGATGCTTGTTCCAAAATACCCATCATTCTAATAGCTTGTTGAGTGTTAAAGTCCAATTGTTCCCAACTTCTACCATTAGCAAGTTCTTGAAATGCCTTAGTAGTTTTTAACATTGATACATTTACGTTAATTCCTAAATCTTCAATTGCCTCTGTACTTCCAAGCATACCTGAACGAATACGATTCATTACATCATCCATTGTTCTACCTGTCGCACTTGCAACAACCGCTGACGTTTTTAACATTTGTACTGTGTAACTTGCCAATTGATCGTTATCTTTTATAAAGTTACTGAAAAGGTTAGAATAAACAGCTCCGTATTTTATAGCATCCCCAGTAGCTAAGTTATAAGCTAAAGCTCCACCCTTAGACCATTTTAAAAATGATTGAGTAGACTCGCCCATCAGTCTTCTTATTTGATTCATTGATGCACTTACTTCTAAAGCTGTTTGAACTGAATATTTACCAAAATCATACATCTTTTTAGCCAAAAGACCAAAAGCAGCAATTTTTCCCAAGCCCATTAAAGCATTTCTTATTCCGCCTGTTTGATGATTAACTGTATCATTAACAGACTTTATATTGTCTTTAACTGGTTTAGTAGCTTGTTCTGTAACTTTTTTCATATCTGACATAGCTTTTTTGTAAGGATCTAATTTAGCATCAATAATTACATTTAATTCTTCTAAAGTCATAAACTCAACCTCCTTTCCTTAAAAAAATACAAAAAAATAGCAACTATAAATTAGTTGCTTTTACTTTTGTCTCCAACGATGACCACAATTTTTACAAAACATATCATATTTGCCTTTTTTACCAATAAATCCTGCTAACAGTCCAATACCTCCAGTAAGCGCTCCGCCTACTACTGATTTTGTTACTGAAAATCCTTTTTTCTTTTCTCCCATAATTTCGATGTTATCACTACATTTACACTTAGGGCAAACAATTTTTTTCATAACATACCTCCGTTAACAGTATTATATATCTAATAAATTATTTAGTCAATCGCCTTTCATTATACTGCATTGCATATTCTCTAAATCTTTCTTTATGCAATATCAGTTCTTGTTCTATTTTCTTTTTATCCTTATTTTCTAATTCTTCTTTGAATATATCAGGATATAATTCATAAAGTGTAGGTACTTCCGCATCTTTTGATAAAATACTTCCTACAAAACTTCTAATATAACTTGCCAAACTGTAGTTATACATTAAAGTTTCTTTTACTGTTTCGTCTTTATGCTGTTTATAGACTTTTATTAAGTCTTTTACTTCATCAAAAGAATACTCCCAAAACTCGTGAGGTTTTATCCCACAATATAAAGCTGTGGGATAAATCTCATAAATTATATCAGTTAAATATTCAATTTTTCGTTTGCTTCCTTCATCTTCACTTCCATCGCTTCCACCATCGCTGGAGTAAAAAAACCTGAAACGTTAAAGATTGGAATTATTACATTTTGTAATAAATCTAATTGTGAGCCTCCCTCTTCAAAATAATCATCTAAAATATCATTTACATCATTTAAGCTAATTCCATGATTATATTTCTTTAAAGCTCCATGAATTAACATTGCCATAATTTGTAAACTAGGTATTCCATCATTAAGAATATTTAGTAAATTACTATTTAACTTACTTTCTAATTCAATTATAGCTGATGTACTTAATTTTAATTTATATTCAACACCTTTTACAGTCCAAATTTCAAAAGGCTTTTTAATTGATTTTTTTTCTGACATAATTTATTCCTCCTAATTTTTTATTTAAACTGGATCAGTGAATTTAAAATCTGATTGTAAACCAATTTTAAGTGTAAATTCAATAACACCATTTACACCACCACCGCCAAGCTTAACAGATACTTGACCATCAAACTCAACCCTTGTTGTATCTGGATAAGCTTGTTCAAAAGAAACAGTTTCTTTATCATCCATTAACTTTCTTAAAACTCTGTATGCTGATGTTGCTTTTGAGTTATCATATTTGAATTTATATTCTAATTCTCCAGCATCTCCAATTCCTAATTCATATTGCTTTACTTTATCAGCTAAAGTAGTATTTTCTACTTTTTCAGGGTCAACCCCAAGTTCTGGAACTTCTTTTAGTCCTTCAAGCAATGTAAATGTATTTGGTGTACCTGTTTTCTTTTTATACTTCAATGTAATTCCATTTGCTAACATATATTATCCTCCTATGCTCTATAAATTTTATTATCTTTTAAATCAATAACACCCTCATATCTCATAACTGAATGTCTTCTGCCTTGTAAGTCGTTACTGTCTAAACTCATACTTCTAGTAAAACCCCTAGCAGTCATTAATTCGTCAATTTTGCCCTTAATTTCACTTGTACTACTATTTGAGTATATTTCTATTCTATACCTTAAAAGTGTTAAGCATTCGCCCTCTATGGCTATTGTGTAGGGTGTATTGTTTTCTTCTTCGTAAACAAGTATAGGAAACTTACTCCAATTATTTGGAAAAGACTCCACAACGTTATTATTTACTTTCTTTAAAATCTTTACTATCTCTGGCTTAAAATTTATCATTTTGAAGCCTCCTCTATCTTTCTTTGTACTTTTTCTTGTATAAACTTGCTTATTTTTTCTCTATTATCATGTAATGCTGGATACATAAAAGGTCTTGCTGGTTGTCCATTTGTAAAAATGAATTTTTGTTTATCAACATCATAATAAACCCAACCACTAGGACTATAAATTGGTTTAATTTCAGGACTTATCCCACTATGGCTTGCTTCTCCTTTGGGACCTGTTCCTAATTCAACATATAATCCGTGTTCTTTATTGGTAAAAACTTTACCAGTAAAGCCTTTAGCTGATATATCCACATTATAATCTATACTGTTTTGTAACTCTCCAGTATCAACAGGAACTCTCATTTTTGCCTCATCTCTTACCCTTATAGTAGCATCTTCAATAATAGGCTTAATATCTATATTGTGTAATCGAGCAATTTTTCTGTAAAGTCTGTCTAAGCCTTCTATTTTCATAGCTTTTTAATCTCTATTTGAAAATGTTCTGAATAAGGTAAGATACTTACTACTTCATAATTTACAGTATCAGAATTAAAACATATTCCGTCTTTTTCTTTTAATTTATCTTCATTTGTAAGTAAATTAAAGACATAATGTAGTTCATTTCCCCACTTTTGAGCTTGTACTTGTCCCCCTGAAGGATAAATATAAGCTTTTATTTCTTTTAGTTCTCCATATTTTATAGTTTTATTAGCTTCTTCATCCTCAACTATAAGATGTGGAGCATATTTGTAAGTCTTAACGTTTGTAACTTCCATTTTATTTATCCTTATGATTAACTACATGAAGTAACTTATATTTATTTAAACGTGATCTAATAAAAGCAGGTATTCCTTCTGTGGTGCTTGTATCAGTATAGCTAACAGAGATAGCACCTTCACTTCTTGAAGACACTCCGCTTCTTTTTTCTTCATTGAGATAGTATTTAGCAAGTTCAAAAATAAGAGGTTTCATAGTCTCTAATAGTTCAAGTCTATTCGTATAGTCTAAAACAGCTTGAGTAGCTAACTCAATATATAAGCTAGCTAACTCATCATCTGTACTTAAATATTTCTTGTATTTTTCCATAATAGGATTACCTCCTATTTATTATTTTGTCCCTTCGTGAACGTAAATTCCAGAAACTTTATTTTCTTTAACTTTTGCTACACCAACAATTCTATAACCGAATTTATAAGCATCAGCATTTTGATTTTGTTCTGGTGTTACTACCTTTGGTGCAACGTGTTTAGGGAATTGAACTGTTGCTGTAGGATGTACAATCATGAAGTTGATTTCTTTTCCAGTTGTGACATTTTTAGTATATCCACCTGCCGCATTAGGTGTTAAAGTAATTTGAGTGTAAAATCTTGATTGTGGAACTTCTTTAATTTCTGCAAATTTCTTTAAAACTTCTCTTGACTTATTTGTATCTAAGTCGTCAATTAAACCTTTTAAAGTTGGAGTAATGAATAAAATTCTACCTTCTGCAGGCACTTCTGCTTCATCCATAGTTGTAACTGCTTTTCTAATTGCTGCAATTACTTTTGCTCCGTCATCTAAAGCACCAGAAGCTTTTCCTACTCCTGAAGTTTGAGCATATTTTGCAAATCTTGTTGCATCAAGTTCTGGAGTTACTTTAGTTCTGATAAATTCATTTGCTAATTGTCCAAAAGCTACATCTGCTGAATCTTGATTGTCCACATTGTCAACTGAGAACATTCTTCCTCTGTCGTAGTCGGCTTTGATTGTTTCCCATTCAAGAGTAACATCGCCATCTACATAGCCTGTATTTCTGTTATAGTCTGCTAATCCTTGCATTGATAATTTTGCAATAAGTAATTCGCCTGCATTTGCTCCTTCTCTTACTAATTCAGGGTTGCCATCAAGTACTGCTGTTAATGAGTTTAATTTATAAATTTCATCTAATACTGGTAAGTATTTTTTTGCTGCTTGAATATTATTTGCCATATTTCTATAATCTCCTTATTTTTTAAATATTTGCACCTTTTGAAAAGTAATTAGTTACTATTTCAGGATTATTTTCTTTCTTTGGTGCAGTTCCCTTTAATCTGTCTTCTACTGCCTTTTCAGTAGCTTTTTGTATCGCACTTTCTAAAACTTTGATACTTTCTTGAACTGTTTCTGCTGACTCATAGTTAAGTAGTGAGTGTAGTTCCATTGATAAGCCTCTTTCACTTAAAATTGATTTAGCTTCTGCAGTAAGCTCTCTTCTAGTGATTTCAGCCTCTCTCTTTGCTAGAGTTTCATTTGCTTTGTCTAGTTCATATTTTGCCTTTTCTTCAGCATTCATTCTAGCAAGTTTCTTTGCCTCTTCCTTATCATTTTCAGCTTTCTTTTCCCATTTGCTTTTTTCTTTTGCAATAATTGAGTTTAATTCATCTTGAGTGAATTTTTTCTCTTGCTCTTGCTCTTTTTCTACTTCTGTTACAGTTGCTGTCTCTTGAACTTCCACATCTTGTACGTTGTTTTCTTCCATTTGTTTTTCTCCTTCCCATTTAAAAAGTTGGTTCTTTTACCTTTGTTATCTCTTTAAAGCCTAATAACAAGTAAAAAAGGCTATTTTA